TTTAGCAATGCAGCCGAAGCCGCCGCATCTGCATTAATTCCCTGAACGGTTGCTATCTTTCGCGCAACCATGGCGGCTGCCGATTTCGTAAGGGCACTAGCGAGACTAACAGAAAGCACGATCCCCAGAACGGCAGCTGCGTCCGCAAGCGCCTCTGTCTGTTCTGCAGCATCTCCCAGCGTATCGCCATAACCGGACCACAACCGCACGAGGTCGGTAGTCTGCTGTATCGCGCCCCTCAAAACTGTTGACTGCGCATCGCCGATTTTAATAAAGGCCACATCAACGGCTGAGCCAAAGGCGTCCATATCGCCCCTGAGCGTGTCCATCTGTTTCGCTGCGGTGTCAGCCGCCTGGCCTGTTGACTGTAGCTGTCCTTCCATCTCCCTGAGCGCGTCTGACCCTTGGGTAATAAGTGCTGCAAGCGCAGGCCCCGCCTCTGCGCCAAAGTCTGAAACAGCTTTGTTGGCAGTTATTCCTTTATTTTCCAATTCCTCTAAAATGTCAACCATCGGTTTGAATTGGCCGTTCGCATTCTTTATAGATATGCCCAGCTCATCGGCCTTGTCAGGGAGCTCGTTAAGTATTGCGCGAAAGCCTGTACCTGCACGCTCGCCGTTACCAAAGGACGTTGTTAGGATGCCCAAGGTTGCCGTGGTAGCTTCAAGCGATTGGCCCAGCGCGGCGGCTGTTGGGCCTGCGTTACGCATAGCAACCTGTAGCCGGTTCACGTTCAAAGAGCTGGCCGCAATGGCCGCCACGAAAACGTCAGCAACTCGCCCGGAGTCTTCAGCTTCCAGATTAAATTGGTTGATTGTGGCGGTTGTCAGCTCCGTTGCGCGGCCAAGATCCGCTTGGCCTGCTTCTGCCAAGTTCAAGACGTTGGGCAATGACGCCATCTGCTCTTCAACAGCTTGCCCGGATGAAGCTAGAGCGTAAAGCGCTTTGGTGGTTTGGGCAGGGTTAAATCGAGTGGAGGCCGCTGCCCTTAGAGCTTCGTCAGATAGGGCTTCAAGCTGCATTGTGGTTGCAGATGATACGGCACCGACGTTTTGCATGCCTTGTTCAAAACTAGCAAACTCGGAAATGATGCGGCCAAAGGTCAGGCCGCCAAGCGCTGCCGAAGCAACACCCACAACAGAAATCAAAGCGGGAAAGGTGCGCGAGCTTAGCCGCGTTGCAGTGCGGTCAACACGATCGCCAGAATTGCCAAAGCGGTCAAGGTCACCGGCACCACGGCGAAGGCCGGAGCTATCGACGCGGAAACCCAGGCTCGCGAGGTCAGTCATTATACGCTCCCATTAAATCGTTGCTTGCGCCGTCAATTCGGCTGATCTGTCTCGGCTGTCCATCAAATGCGCTTGCATTGCTTCCAGCGTCTCTTCGTTGCGCTCGATATAGGGCACGTCGTCTGCAATGTCTCCTTGCTCGCTGCCTTTGTTTCGCCAGTTAACGTATGCACGCGACATCTCCATCAGCATTTGAGCGTCCCAGCTAGAGAGCCATGACCCTGTTAGCCGAATGTAGCTCTCTATTTCTTGCCAGCTTGTAGGGCTGATCGACATACCGCCCTGACCAACCAAGCCCAACTCCTGAACCGCGTTTGCTAGGTACTCAAGCCCGCTGATCTCAGGCGTACACGTGTATGGATGCCCCTCGCCGTACTGCTCGTAGCGATTGCGCTTATCTTCTTTACGTGCCCTATTTGGTACTGAGTGCATCCATCCAATCTGTCCAGCCCAGAGCTTTAATCTGTCTCGGCCAGCTGAATAAAATTTTCCTGATTCAGCACCCAGCGCAAAGATTGCACACGGATGTCTTTGTACTTGAAAAACATATCAATCAGCGCGGCTTCGTCAGCGTCTTGATAGCCGGGAATGTTCTCGGTTTCCAGCGTCATCCGCGCAAACAGGTTTGCATCTTCGCGGGCAATTTCTTTTGCCGTGCGTGTGTCTTTCTTGCCGCTACCCTTCATTGCTTTGCGCTGGAACGATGTCCACGTGCCGGAGTCTGGGCCTTTCAGCTTTAGTCGGAGTGGTTTGGTTGTGCCTTTGTCTGCATAGGCCAAATCGCCGTCAGTGCCGGGCTTGGTCAGGTGCAACCACGAGCCGGACTCGGAAGCGGATTCGGTGTCGAACATTTGTAGGATATTGGTGTTTTCGTCTTTTGCGATTTTCATCATCTCATACCTTGCGACGCATCCAATTTAGGTTGGCGGGCAGACGGTGGATGAAGCCGCTCTTCGGTTGCCCTAGCCCGCCAAAACTGTTTACTCGTTACGCCGCTGCTACGCGGATGATCGGTGTGTTGATTTCAACTTGCACAGTCGATCCGACCATGCTGTTTGCAGAGCCTGGCGCTTTGGTGTAGCTGAAAATGCGGGCACTGTAGTAGTCTACCGAACCGTCTTGATACTCAATTTTAAAACTGTGCTGCGTGTTCTTCGTTGCGCCTTCAACACCAGCGGCAAGAATGATCTGACCGGCGTCAGCGGAATCAAACTCCAAGCCCATGCTTTGCGAGCCGTAGTTGATAAAACCTTTGAACTTCTCGGTGATACCAGTTGCCAAGGGGTTAGATTCAACCACCTGCACATTCGGACCATACTCGGGCAGGTCAATTACTTCGCCAACTTCGACGAAGGCCAGGAGTGCATAATCTGCGGCGGTAAAAGTGGCGGGGTCTCCCGCTACTACGGAAAGGATTGTACCGGTACTGGTAAGCTTCGCCATGGGTGTGCTCCAAATTTGGATAATGCCGTCATCGCGACGGGAAACAGTCCTAGAAACTGCTTGTGGGAGTATACCATATTCGAGGGTAGGGGAAATAGCGGGAGGGCAGGCATAAAAAACCCCACAAAAGCGGGGCTAGATAAAACAGGGCGTCATCACGACGAGCCATGAACCATCTTAACCTGTATACGGGATGGTGACAATAACCGATAGCCGGTCATCATCTGGCTGTATCTCAAAGCTCCACGGATTGCGCTGCACACGAACCAATCCTGTGATCGTGGCGTTCTTTAGGAATGCCGCCTTGACTTCATCCGCTGCCCGATTAACCGCAAGAATCCCGCGCCCCGGCCTGTCGAATACGCTCACCTGGAACAGCCCCTGGGGCACCGTGACGTCTGTTGCAGCTAGGCCGTTATCTATACCGGTGTTTGGCATCACCATAGGCTCTAGCCATACGCCTGCGGCTGGTGGCTTAAAGTCTGTTCCGGGCCATGCAATCGGGTAGCCAAGCGATGCGGCTGATAGCTGCGTGAACAGAGCTTGGGCTATTTGTGTGTTCGTTGGTGTCATCAACCTACCCTCGTTTTGACTTTTTGCGCTGCCTTATCGACGATCTGCTGCCAGTTTTGAGTTGCGCTTCTGAGAAATCCGTAGCGCGCCTCAACGTAGATGCTATATTGCGCCGCCCATCCAAAAACACACGGTCGCCAATCTTGGCACGGTTTATCACAATGCTAATCGGCCCTGCTGAGTAGGGAGAATTCCCGTCCCCGCTGGGGGCGGCATTGATGTCTGCGGCAAAGCTGTTGCGGAGGAAGCTCGTGTCCACGGGCATACGGCCGTTCTTAGCCCTTGGCGTTTGAATCTCTCTAACAATGTCTTGAGCAGCCGTTTTCCAAACCGCCTCTAACCTAGCCTGAGACTGTGCTACCCACTGATTTATCGTTACGTTAGCCATTTAATTGCACCCCTCAGGACTAGAATAAAAGTCTATCTCGGTTAGACCGTAAATACCCTCCGGCCTAAATTTGCCCTCAAAACTGAATGGCTTATGATCGCAATCACGAGGCGTTATGCAAATTGTGCAAATGCCATCAGGAGGGGTTCCAGCGAGGGTGTTCAGTCTAAACTCTCCAGTTCCCTCTATGTTTGTACCTATACGCGCTAGCTTGGGCGGTTAATCTCAATAACATAATGTTGATCTACCTGCATCACCTCAGCTAAGTAAACCAAGCTGCCATTTACGCTTGCTTCCAGCCATGCTTCTTTTGTTGATTTCATTTTGATCTCCTGGTTGCTGGAGTATAGCAAAAACCCGCACCAGGCGGGCAGTGCAATCTTAGCTGTACCATTTTTCAAGCTTCACAAATTCGTCGGCAGCATGCCCACCACCTTCTGCAATTATCTCATCGGCAAATTCTTGAGTTACCCCGCATCCAATCCACTGAAGCGGATCCGCGTTGAGGTCTGACAGATACCCCGGCAATTCTTCGGGTACGTTTTCGCATCCCCAGTACCAACGTTGATCACCCATCGTTTGCAGAGTCACGCCTTTATAGGTTATCCCCAAAGATTGCATGACTTTTTTCGGGGGTCTTTTTTCATTGCAGTCGTTTGCAGAATAAAAACAATATCTTAGATGTCTCACAATTTTTCATCCTTTTCCATTGCCAGAGTATAGCAAAGACCTGCGCTTAGCGGGACTGTTGGCGGGCGGCGGTGCGCAAGCCTTAATCTTGGCCTGGCATCTTTTCGTAAAGAACAAACACTGTCGGGCTTCTTTTGGCCGATTGACCTGTTGTTTCCGCATCTTCTATAGCGCCTTTGCAGGATTTTCCGGCTATCTTAACTGTAGATCCTTTGCGATAAAACTCGCTTAGTGCGTTAGCTATAACCTCCAGCACCTCACTTTTGCCACAACCAACGCTACCTCTTACCGTTACCTCAACTTAAATTTGTGTCAAAACCGTTATATCTATTTTCATCGTCATTTCTCCTGTGTTGTGATGGCCCAGTGGTGGCTGATCCGCTTGTGCTGTCTGCCATTTTTAGCCGATTAAACGCTGCTTCCACTTCCATTTGTCTTTTCTTGTGCTGTTCCCGATCCCAGTCTGATAAAAACAATAAACCTCTATCTTCGCTGCTGTCCATTGCTGATCCCCCGTTAGAATTAATGCCCGCACTTTGCGGGACTAGCTATCTCGGGCTTCTCCGTCCAGATCACCCCCTATACGGTACTACAAGGAGATGCGGGGGCTCTGGCTGACAGTGTTACTTGCGCCACCACTGCCTGGGCTTGATCGGTTGATGCTATTGTGACTTAAAGCACCATAAAAACCACTTATCTCTAAACTCAGAAATCTGGCGATCCTGAATTTCTTTAGTAGAGTACCTGCCACTCTCGAAAGCCTCGACAACCATTTTCTCGATCAAAGCGTTCCCCTTGGCTATCCCCACCAGCGCGCCCATGCTGACGCCGCCTTGCCGACCGGACATTACGCTTTTGGCAACATCTGCGATCTGCTCACAGCTTGCCTGTTCTTCTCCTTCTGCTGCCAGTGCCGTGGTGGATAGGGCCATTAGGATGGCTAGGGTTAGGGCTGTTAGTGCTTTCATTTCGCTTTCCTTTTGATTGTATAAAGCTTGCCGTTAATAACGTACCCGGAGTTCATAACCCTGTGCAGCGTGGAGGGGGCGACCCCTAGGGCAGACGCCGCCCATGTGATGTTGCGCTCGTGCTGGGTGGCTATGTACTCCCAGACTGGGGTTGCTTCTA